CTCTGGCCGATCCGGTTGTTTCCGGCATCAACTCGCTTTTCGGTACGCACTACACGAAACCGTCTGATGCGCTAAACCACTATCTCACCCAGCTCGGAGTGCCTAACCCTGACACGCAGGCGGAACGCCTTGCAGGAGCAGCAGCACGCGGTGTTGGTGAAGGTCTCGGTCAGGTCGGCCTTGGCAAGGCGCTCATGACATCAGCCAGACCGGCGATGCAGGCAGTGGGACGGTTCTTGTCGGAGAAGCCTGCTGAACAGATAGCTTCTAGCGTTGGAGCAGAAGTTGGTATGCAGGCGGCTAAAGAGGCCGGCTACGGCCCTACAGCGCAGCTTCTGGCCGGTCTTGGCGGCGGCATGGGTGCTGGTATTGGCGCAGGGGCTAGAATCGGCGCAGCCGCCGCTCTTCCAGAAGGCGCGGTACAGGCCGAGAAACGCGGCATTGAGACGATTACCTCCCAAGAGTTCAAGCCAGAGACGCCGCTTGGCAATGCACTGGCAAAGACCAGAGAGATTACACCGTTTGGAACCGGCTCGCTTCTACGCAAGCAAGAGAAGCAGCGGTCAGAGGCAATCCAAGATTTTGTGTCTGAATACGCTGGTGTTGGAAGCCCTACGCTCACGGAGGAATTAGCAAATCAGGCGCTTTCTCAAAGGGATAAAATCATCGGGAAACTTAGTGGGATGAAAAAAGAGGTGCTTAATCGACTGTCTGCAACTGGGCCGCTTGTGGATATGTCTGCAACGGCCAAAAAAGCCGAGGACTTGGCGCTAAATTTTGAAAGAGTTAGTCCTACTGGAAACAAGGAGGTTATTGATGAACTCATCAATTTTGCGGATGAAATTGTTGGCAAGACGCCTGCGGACATTGAAGAAAGAAGAAAACTTTTTTTCAAAAAATTGAGTTCTTCAGATATTGGGACGACAAAAGACTCGGCTGACAAAGCTTACAAAGAGGTTTATACAGCGTTGAACCAAGACCTTGGCAACCATATCAAACAGTTTGGCAAACCAACTGATTTCACCAAGTGGAGTGTTTCCAATCGCTCTCTTTCTGACCTTGCAGATGATCTTAAGGCGTCCTCGTTTAACTCGCTTCTCAAGAAAGGCGATTTAACTCCTGAAATCGTTAACAACGTGCTCTTTACGGACAAGAAGAGCAGCATCGAACGGCTCTACAGAAACCTGTCAACAGAAGGGCGTGAAGTTGGAAGAGCGGCAATTATCACCCGTGCATTAGAGAATGCCACTGACCCGTCTGGCGTGATTGTGCCCAACCGGTTTGCAACCCAACTTGGGAAACTTGAAAACCAAGTCAACGTGTTCTTCACAGGTTCTGACCTAGACAGTGTGCAGGGTCTTCAGAAGGCTTTGAACTACACACGCAGGGCCGGCGAATTTGCCGCAAACCCACCAACTGGCGCACAGGCTGTTCCGTTTGTTGCGTTCTCTGGTCTTCAGAGTCAACTCGGACTTGTCGGAGCTGGTCTTGCCGCAGCCCTGAACACCGGTCTTGTGCGGTTGTACGAGTCCAAGGCAGGTAGGAACCTTCTCGCCCAACTTGGCAGGGTCAAGAGCAACAGCAGTTCAGAGCGAGCGGTATTGACCAGTATCGCAAACTACATGGGCTCCAACAAAGACATCCTCAAGCCCAGCGAAGAACCACCTCAAGAGTAACACCATGTCATACATCATCACCTCCCCTTTCCCGTCCTTCAACGACACCGACGGCTCGCCGCTCAACAACGGTTACGTCTACGTTGGCTCCGCCAACCTGAACCCTGTCACCGACCCGATACCGGTCTACTGGGACGAGGCCCTCACGCAGCCAGCCGCGCAGCCCATCCGCACCATCAACGGCTACCTCTCGCGCAACGGCTCCCCAGGGCGCATCTACACGGCTTTCGTCACTTACTCACTGCGCGTCACCAACAACAAGGGCGCACTGGTCTTCTCTGACCTCAACTACCGCGACCCCAGCACAAGCGCCGGCAGCACCTACCAGCAGGTCATCACCGCCATCTCGGGGCAGACGGTGTTCAACCTCAGCCGCACCTACATCCCTGGGACGAACAACCTGTTCGTCTACCGCAACGGCCTGCGGCTCATCGTAGGTCAAGACTACACCGAGACCGGCTACAGCCAGATTACCCTGACAGCAGGGGCCGACAACGGGGACGAGTTCGTCTTCGACATCGGCTACAACTACGACACCGCCGCAAACATCGACGCTCAAGACGTCACCTACAAGCTGCCTGCGGTGGACTCGGTGTTCACGAACGTCGAAGCGAAGCTGGCGGAGACCGTCAGCGTGAAGGACTTCGGGGCAGCTGGGGATGGGACGACTGACGACACTGCTGCGTTCACCGCTGCGGCGGCGTATAGCTCACCGGTTCAGGTTTCCGTTCCTGTTGGGACTTACCTGCTCAACTCTTCTCCAGTGGCATCTTCGAGCGTTTCTTGGCTTGTTGATAGCGGCGCGACATTCACTGGCGCGGGGAGTCTGACCAGCTCGGGCGCAAAGTATCTGCCTTTGGAGGCTCTTGGAACGCCGCAACTTGTTCAGAAAATCGAAGCGGCAACGCTGGCTGAGTTCGAGCTCATCCCAAATCTTGCGTACACTTACACTGTAAAGCAGTTTGGCGCGGTTGGAGATGGAACTACAGATGACGCAGCGGCGATTCAAACGGCTGTTGATGCCGCAATTGCAAATGGAATCCCGCTGTACTTTCCACCAGGCACATACCGGATTGCTACAACGGGTACCACAAACTGGAACTTCAGCACTCAAGCGCAGAAAGCCACCAAGATTTTCGGAGCAGGCATTGGGAGAACAATTCTAAACTTTTCTGGAGCATCTGGGGCGATTGCGTTGCTGATAAACTCAAGCGTCGATTTCTACGACGTAAACATTTCTGACCTGTCTATTACCGGTTCGCTTGCTGGCGTCCTTTTGTGCGTTGGAAACAACAGTTATGTCGGGCCGCTCAACACAGCGTATTTCAAAAACGTAGGGGTATTCAACTCTCTCAACAATGCTAGTGCAGTGGCGATGCGGTTGAATTATGTGGTCAACAGCAACTTCATCGGGTGTCGTGCCAACTGCTACGCGAGCGGAACGGGCACGAACGCAGGGACTGCGCTTGAGTGCAGACAATCAGAGTTCAACACGTTCACAAACGGATCGTTCGGGAATGCAGCTTATGGCGTTCGTTTCAAAGATGGATTCAACTTTGGCAACGTCTTCCTTGGGTCTGACTTTGAAAATGTAAACTACTGCGTAAGCACCAACTCATCCAACTCCGGAAACAACACGTTCATTGGCGGACAATGGTCTCTTTGGGAAACAGCAGCGGTATCGACGACAGGTTCACTTGGCACAAATGCGGTCACAATCATAAACCCAAACATTGCTGACGACGACGCAGACCCATTCATTGACCCAACCAATTTTGGCGGCATCCGTTTAATTGACGGAACAGGTTTCACTACGCCAGCAGTAGCTGCTACCGGCGTTACTGTTGCAAACACCAGCGGCAAAAGAATGCTTGTTACCTTCTGGGCTGGAACCATCACAAAAGTAACCGTAAGCGGATTCGACATTACTATTTCAAGCGGAAGCGTTGTGGTAAAACACGGACAGAACATTTCAATGACCTACACCGGAGCACCAAACTGGCTCTGGCAACCGCTTGAGTAACCACACCACACACCCTATGAGCAGCAAAGCATTTCAGAACGCAGACAAGCTGAACGAATACGCGGAGTCTTTTTTTGGACTTTCAGTTGGAGGAGGACTTCCAGCAAACCTAACAGGAGCAGGCTCAGGCGGAATTGAGGTTGGAGCAGGAACAGAACAATGTCCTAGAGGCATGGCACTAGGATGCGACGGAGCTGCAAACTGGCTCGCCGCGCAAGTCCAAAAAAACGAAAACCCAACCGAGTTGATTCTGTATTCATCGTCAGCTCAGGGGTATGCAACTTCAAGCTCTGGAACTAATCAGATAACGAAGGTTTCTGGTTCTGACTTCCAGACAAGATGGATTGGCAACACCATCTACTTCCTTAGAAAGAAGTTTAAAGTCGCATCAGTGCCAAGTGCTACAACGCTTACGGTTACAGAGATGGACGGCTCTGCGGTTAATTTCGTGGGGTCTGAGACAGAGGCTTTCAACTACTTTTACACAAGCGGAAGTGGAATCTGTAACGTGTCGGGTACAACCGTAACATTTGTTTCTGGAGACCCATTTGTTCCGCTTTTCTTCACAGACTTCTCGTTCACGTTAAACGGAGTCACAAGAACTGTTTCGGCGTTTGTCAGCCCAACCGAATACACGCTTTCAGCGGCTCCAGGTGATGCAACGGACGTTCCGTTTACATGGCAAGGCAACATCAACGATCAAATCACAACGCTTAGAGTTCAGTCGATTCAAGGCGCAAATGAGGAGAACTTGAATCTGATGAGCATTGCCGGTGACAACTTTCTGGGTCGTTACTTCACAGCAAATACAGGCGTTGCTGGGCTTGGAAAGTACCGTCCGTTTTTTGTCGGCACAGGCGTGTATACGGATTTCAGCTACCAGCACCAGATTGGGGTGTATCCAAGAGACTTTTTGGGGAGTGGCAACCAAGGATACGTTGCGCTTGGCGGGGTGCAGGGACGCGAAGGAATGCGTGTTTACTCACCAAACCTAAGCTCTCCTACGGCAAACTTCATTTCCACTCAAGGCGCCGCAACCACCGTTGCCCCATCATTCAGGGCAGAAGGTTCAGATACGAATATTGCATTTGGAATCGACACCAAAGGAACCGGAGAGTTCAGAATCACTCAAAGTTTCGCTAGAACCATATTCAAAGCTCAAGGAGCAGGTGCAACTGTGAATTGGCTCAATGCTGTAGCATCAGCGGCTGGCGCTCCGGTTGAGTTTTATGCTTCTGGTTCTGACACAAACATCAGCGTAAAGCTGACTCCAAAAGGTACTGGAACTGTCATCCTGTCAAACCTTCCAACAAGTTCGGCTGGTTTGCCATCTGGCGGGTTGTGGCGAGATGCTGGCGCGGGTAACGTCGTGAAGATTGTTCCGTAACAATGAACGAGCTTGAACAAGTAAAACAACTCCAAGAGCGAATCAGGTTCCTAGAGGAAACCGTTGATTCATTGAGGAGAAAGCTATCGCAGGCGCACAGTGCTCTCGCTGAAGAGTACATCAAGAAGACGCACACGGAGTAACCCCATGCACCACCTAGCCCACACGCTCATCGCGCTCGCCATCCAGTCGGTCATCGCCATGGTGACCGGCAACTGGTGGACTGGCGCGGCTGCTGGATCGGCGTACTTCGTTGGGCGGGAGTACGCCCAAGCTGAGTCCCGCAACATCGAGCACAACTACGGTGGACGCAGGGCGAATATGCCCTTCTGGGGCGGCCTAGAGGCCCGTGCGTGGACGCTCAAGGGCATCACTGACTTCGTTTACCCAACCGCTGCGGTTGTCGCCGTGGCACTCATCGCAACACACACACACCCATGAAATACATCCTCGCTCGTTTAATGGAGCCGTCCACATGGCGCGGCATTATCAGCCTGCTCACGGTCTTTGGAGTTCGTATTGCGCCCGACCAAGCAGACGCTATTCTCACCGCCGGCGTGAGCGTATATTCCGCCATCAACATCTTTCGTAAGGAGAAACCGTGATAGCCGACCTGCTCATTGAACCCATGGTAAACCAGCTCATCGCCCAAGGGCCGCTTGCGCTCGCAATGGCCACCGCCATTTGGTATCTCAGCAACAAAATCCGCGAGTGCGAGGATGACCGGAAGGAGCTGTGGAAGAAGGTGAGCGAAATCTCGGAGCGATTCTTCCACGAGCACAAATGATTCTCTCTGACGACGGTCTAAAGCTCATCATCGACTTCGAGGTGGGCGGCGGTGAGGAGTACTACCGCAAGTTCCTCCAGAGTCCTACTTGGCCTGGGGAGCAGAGTGGAGTTACGATTGGGATTGGCTACGACTTGGGCTACACCACACCGCAACAGTTTGAGGAAGCGTGGGAGCCACTTCTCCCCGAGTCCGACTACCTTGCGCTCACCGCCGCCCTCGGAGTCAAGGCCAGCGCAGCCCGTGAACTCCTGCACGCCTCGCCAGCAATGCGCTCGATCGTCGTCCTCTGGCAAAAGGCCGTCGAGGTCTTCCAAAAAAATACCCTGCCAACCTTCTACCTGCGGATGCTCCGCATCTACCCACAGGCAGAAGACTTGCCTGACGAGGCGCGAGACGCCCTTATCTCCTTGGTGTTCAACCGTGGGACGGCTCTCTCGGGCGAAAGACGCTCGGAGATGCTGGGCATCCAGAACGCCATGCGAGACCGCCGGTTCTACGACGTACCGGAGCTCATCCGTTCGATGAAGCGGTTGTGGCCTAACACCAAAGGCTTACAACGCCGCAGAGACGCTGAAGCTTCCCTCTTCGAGAAGGCTCTTGAGCCTAGGCGTAAGCGATAAACTCCAGCCCCTTGCCTTCAATCTTCGGGAGCATACCGTTCTCGTCGTAAATCCCTGCGCCCTTGGGGATAATGGTGTCCGGTGGCAATGCGCTGCCCATGGTTGCAATCGGTCCTGAGTCCGAATGAATTTTCGGAGCGAGGACAAGAAGACCGGCCTGAATGCCGTGTACACCGGTGAAACGCTGAACGAGAGTGTCGAAAGAGACTGGTTCCATGGGCAAATACGTTGCGAGAAAGCGTCTTGCGACGAAATGAAAAAAAGATGTTGCGATACGCAAAAAATGCGTACATCTTCATCCCCGCCATGAGCTACCAAATCGATGCGAGGCACATGGTCTTCCGGTTCGGGGGAAAGAACCTGCTCTGGAAGAAGTTGGTGTTGGCGGGTGTACTTGTGCAACCGCGAACAATATCAACATGGGTTCGCAGACGGAAAATCCCGCTGGATAAGTTCGCCGCGCTTGTTGCGTTGGCGCACAACGAAGGCTGGTCGCTCCGACTCGAAGACGTGTGCCATAAACTGAAAAGAGAACTAGAAAATGAACCTAAAAAAAATGAGGGACGAGATAGCCAAACGGCTCACCAAAATCTCCGTCCTTGAAGACGAGATAAAGACGCTGGAGGAAGCCATCATGCAAGAGCATGGTGCGAACCTTCAGAACCTGCTGAAGGAAAGCGGACGCGGTTACGGTGAACTATCCACCGAGATTGACGGCGTGAAACTCAAGTACGAGGTCAAGGCGACGTACCTCTGGGATCAGGCAAAGCTGCAAGCTCTGTACGATTCCTTGCTGCGAGCAGACGCACGCGAACTCATCACGACGAAGCTTTCGGTGTCTGCCAAGACCATCGAGCGCATCGGCAACGAGGACGTTCTGCGCCGCGTCATGGAAGCACGTACCACCAAGTTCAGCGAACCCCGTATCTCCTTCAAGTAATGCTCAAAATCATCAAAGCAGACGAGCGCCTCAAGCGCACCTCGGACTGCGTAAAAGCGGTTGTGTTCGGCCCTGCCGGCGTTGGTAAAACCTACCAAGCTCGCACGCTGGACGCGAAGAGCACACTGTTCGTTGACCTCGAAGCCGGTACGCTGGCGTTGGGCAAAGACTGGAAGGGCGACTGCCTCGACATCCGAGCGACGTCCAACGAGATGGGTGCTCACCCGTGGGAGCTGGCCAAGGCCATCGCCCTGTGGCTCGGTGGGCCAGATCCTGCGGACGCCAACGGCTCCTACTCCAAGTCAGCGTACGAGTCCGTTGTGAAGGCGTTTGGGCCGGCATCTGGGCATGAGCAGTACGAGACGCTGTTCGTTGACTCCATCACCGTCGCAAGCCGTATGTGCTTTGCGTGGTGCCAGACACAACCGGACGCGTTCAGCGAGAAGACCGGTAAACCCGACATCCGCGGCGCCTACGGGCTTCTTGGACGCGAGATGATCCGTTGGGTGACCCAGCTTCAGCACTGCCACAAGAACGTGGTGCTCGTTGGCATTCTGGAGCAGCAGGAGGATGAGCTCAAACGCAAGTACTGGGACGTTCAAATCGAAGGCTCGAAGACGGGCCGCGAGTTGCCCGGTATCTTTGACCTCGTTCTGACGCTTCAGAACTTTGAGGCCGAGGACAAGTCCCAGTACCGCGCCTTTGTCTGCCACCAACAAAACCCGTGGGGTTACCCCGCAAAAGACCGCTCCGGTACGCTTGAGCTTCAGGAACCCGCTGACCTTGGGAAGGTGCTCGCCAAGATTCGCGCAGGTAAACGCATCGACACCACAAAACACTAAAAACAAAAATCAAAAGTCATGTTCAATTCACAGTCAACAAACGTCGGGTCAACAGAGATGGAACTCATTCCCAAGGGAACAGTGGCGAAAGCCATCCTTGTGGTGAAGGAGCGCAAGAGCAGCCAGTCAACCGGTGGCGACTACCTCTCCATCGAGCTCGCCATCCAAGGGGGTCAGTACAACAACCGGCGCGTGTTCGGGATGGTTTGCAATCCCTTCGATGAGAACAACAGCGAGGCGTGGCGCCAGATGGGCATCGGAGCCATCACTCGCATTCTTGAGAGCAAGGGCGTCTTCAACTACGAAGACCCTGCCTCGTACGAGCAGTTCAACAGCGGTGATTTCAACCAAATCATCGAGGCGCTCAACGGCGCTGAGGTGGTCATCAAGGTCGGAATCGACAAGGGTAAAGACGGTCGCGCAGACCGTAACTCCATCAGCGACTGGGGTTCACCCAACCCGAGCAGCAACGGGTACAAGCTCTGGAGCCAAGCGCATGAGAGTGCGCCTGAGGCGAAAGCACCGGTGCCAGCAGCGAAGACCGCCGCACCTGCGGCGACGGCTGGCAAGAAACCTGCTTGGTTGAAGTAGCTAGTTTGTTTGGGGTTGTGGGGGCGGGGCAATAATGGTTGTCTCGCCCCCCTTTTTTGGGCTAAAACCAGCGGCAAATCTTAGCCGCATGGTGTGCAGGGAGATCCTGCAACGACGCTTTTTCATTTTTGCGTCAGTGAAACAAAGGCACTTATGATTTTACGACCAAGGCAGGCGCAGTTCGTTGACGCCTGCATCGACGCACTCGGCAAGTGCGGCAACACTTTAGGGATTGCGCCAACAGGCGCAGGTAAGACGGTCATGGGCAGCGCAATCCTTGCGCCGTTCGTGAAGAAAGCACCGGTACTCGTCATTCAACACCGCGACGAGCTTGTCACTCAAAACAAGGAGACCTTCAAGCGGTACAACGTCGGCGCGAAGGTGGACGTATTCAACGCGGAACGCAAGGCGTGGTCGCCAGGGGCGACCTTCGCCATGGTACAGACGCTGTGCAGGCCAGCGAACTTGGCAACGATGCCGAGTGGGATGTCGGCGCTGTTCTGTGATGAGTGCCATCACATACGGGCCGACACCTACATGAACATTGTGCAGGCGTTCCGCGAACGCTCGCCAGATGGGGTCATTCTCGGGCTTACCGCGACCCCCGAGCGCGGTGACAAGCAGGCGCTCACGGCGGTGTTCAACAACGTCGCCGACAAAATCACCGTGGGCGAGCTCATCGCTGCGGGAAACCTCGTTCCGCCGCGTGCGTTCCGCATGGACATCGGTCTCAACGACCAGCTCCAGAGCGTGCAGAAGACCGGTGCAGAGTTTGACATGGGTGAGGTCGAAGCCATCATGGACAAGCGAGCGGTTCACTCGGAGATTCTGCGGCATTGGCGCGAGAAGGCGGCCGACCGCTCGACCGTGGTGTTCTGCTCGACGATCCAACACGCCCAGCACTTGGCTGAGGCGTTCCGCGAAGAAGGCATCTCGGCGGAGGCGGTACACTCCGAGATGTCGGACGACGACAACGCGACGGTTCTGAGGCGCTTCGACCAAGGCAAAATCAAGGTGCTGCTCAACGTGATGAAGTTGACGGAAGGCTGGGACTGCCAGCGTGTAGGGTGCGTTGTGCTGGTGCGCCCGTGCAGTCAGAAGTCGACCATGATTCAGATGATTGGGCGAGGGCTGAGACCGTGCATCGACGCCAAACGCTACCCTGGGGTGATTAAGAGCGACTGCATCATCTTGGACTTTGGCGCCTCACTGCTCACGCACGGCGACATCGACGCAGGAGACCGCCTGTTCGTGCGCCAGAGCGAGACCGGTGAAGCACCGATGAAGAAGTGCCCAGAATGCGGTATTCAGGTGCCGGCTGCGGTCAGCAGCTGCCCCGTGTGCGGCTACGTGTTTCCGCTTAGGGTCAACGGCATCGAGACAATCGAGTCCTTCGAGATGTCGGAGATGCAAATCATCGAGATGTCGCCGTTCCGGTGGGAGTCGATGTACGGGGACGCCGTGCGCATGGCGAACGCGCTCACTGCGTGGGGCGCGGTCATCAGGCTTGGTGAGGTGTACAACGCCATTGGCGGCGTCACCGGAGGCGCGGTCACCATCATCACGCGCACCAACTCCAAGGAACTTGCGCTTGCTCAGGCTGACGATTTCCTTCGCAGCAATGGGGATAGAACGAACTCCCGAAAGACACGCAGTTGGATTAAGCTGCCACCAACGGACTCGCAACTGAAGCATATGGCTGATGTTCCGATGTTTGGGATGTCTCGGTATCGTGCGAGTTGCCTGCTGACATGGCGTTTCAACGAGTCCCGAATAAAAAAAGCAATTCTTGGCTAAAGAACATGGAAAACCAACCGAAAGAGACAGTATGTACTCAAAACTGTGGCGCGAAATCATCCAACCCGTCCTCGACCAGCGCCGTCGATCCGCAGCACTACAAGCAGCACCCAAGTGGTGTAGAGTGTATCGAAATTGCAGAAAACATGGTTTTTCCTTTGGGGAATGCCGTGAAGTACGTTTTCAGGAATCAAATAAAGCACGAAAATCCAACACTTGATTTAAAGAAGGCTTTGTGGTACATCTCCAGATATGTGGAAACTTTATCCATCAAAGCCGGAATACGAGGTATCAATTTTTGGTCAGATAAGACGCGTTTCGAATGGAAGAATAAGAAATCCAGTGAAGATAAAGAGTGGATACATGACGTGTATGTTCTCATCTCCGAGGCAATTACTGTATGTGCATCGAATGGTACTGGAGACATTCGTAGGGCCATGTCCGAGTGGATGCAATGCATCGCATTTGAACGGCAATCGAGAAGACAACCGGTTGGAGAATCTGAAGTGGGAAACTCATCTGGAGAACTGTCGCAGGAAATGGGTTCACGGAACATCTTATCATGGGCGACAAAATCCGATGGCAAAACTTTCGGATGCTCAAGTTCAAGAGATCAGAAATCTTGCAATGAATGGGGTATCCCAAACGAAATTAGCGAAATTATTCTCCGTATCCAGAGCAACAATATACAGAATCTTAAGTATGATATCGTGGCAATATCAAAATATTTAATGATTGAAAAGCCATGCAGTAAGTCACTTGCAATTCTTTATTTATGGAGAGCTCACAAAAGCGAAATTGAAGCTGATAAAATCAAAGAACTAAACAATGCTGCATGGCATATTCAATGCGAAATTTCAACTGCAACAACAACAACAAAATGAAAAACAGACTAGAACAAGAAGCCACTGAGCTTCTGGCTCTGACGGAGACACTGCTTCAATCGCACCCAAACCGGCGTGCGTTCGAGGCGACATTCAAGCGTATCGAGGCCGAAATCATGCGCCTCAGAAAGGAGAGCAAATGAGCGGTCTGCCAAGTTGGTACGATGGTTGGCTCACCAACGACGAGAGCGAAGCCGAGAAACAATGCCGTTGCGGCAATGTCATGGAGTGGAGCGTGCGTAGCGAGATGTGGTTCTGCCCTGACTGCGACAATGTGCCAAACGAGGAGGAGGCGAAATGAGCGGAAGAACAGCCTGCTGTGGGACGTGCGGAGCATTCCATGAACCGCATTGCCCGACAACAATCCCCGTCAATGTTTATCCTCCAGTGCATGGGTTTATTCAGTTGCCGATTGATTGGGAGAGAGTGCGTATCGATGCCGCGATTGCGGCGATGCAGGGGATGCTTGCGTGCGGTGGATGGGATTCAGAGCGGTTGGCAAACGTGGCGGTGCAATACGCCGATGCACTCCTCGCCGAACTGAAGAAGGAGGAGACGAAATGAGCAGCGACCAAATAGAACAGGTCATCGGGCCGATACCGACCCTCGTTCAGAAGCAGACAGGCTCACCTATAGTGGTGCTGCTGGTACGCGATGAAGCAGGGGAGAACCACATTGTCGCCAACGGCAAAGAGTGGCGGTCATTCCTGATGTCGGCGGCAGGGAAAGTGATGGACGGGCTAATCAGCGAGAAGGAGGTGCAACCATGACCAACGATCAAATCAACGCCGCGATTGCACAGGCGTGTGGGTGGATGGACATTGAAGAATGCACCTGTGGGTTCAAGACCAGAGGTAACCCGCCTTGGTATTCCGCGCACAAAAAGCACATCCCAAACTACTGCAACGATCTGAACGCCATGCACGAAGCGGAGGATGTGCTGACGGAAGACCAGTTCAAATGGTACACGCATTGGCTTGAGAAGCTGATGCCGAATACAAGGTATTGGTCTTTACTGTGTGCGCCAGCCAGCCGCCGCGCAGAGGCGTTCTTGAGGGCAATTGGCAAATGGGAGGAGGTGCAACCGTGAGCCCCGAGAAGCAGCGCATCGCCATTGCAGAGGTATGTGGGTGGAGCAAAGCGGACGCCAAGCGCGGATACACTCTGTCGCAGTTCACCGAGCAAGTCCCCGACTACCTCAACGACCTCAACGCGATGCACGAGGTGGAAAAGTCCATCTCAAACGAGCTTTGGGACTGTTTTTACAACCAACTCGCACGGATCACAAAAGCGGAGCAATCAGACGACAGGGGATTCTTCTGCGCCACCGCACGCCAACGAGCAGAAGCGTTTCTTCGCGTGATGGGCAAATGGGAGGAGGTGCAACCGTGAGAGACGCACTTGACCCAGACCACTGGGTGAACGGCGGGGAATGCGACCATCCGCATCCTGATGCGCTTGCGATAGAGGCACTGGACGCTGAGAACAAACAACTCCGCGCAGAGGTCGAGCGGTTGAATAATGTCGTTTTGGACTACCAAACTCGATGCAACCCATACGTTTCGCTGGCTACTCAAAGAGATGCCGACCAACTCCGCGCCGAGGTTGAGCGGTTGAAGGATGCTCAACGGTGGATTCCGGTTAGCGAAGCTCATCCTCCAGCGAACAAGATGGTGCTTGTTTGCATTGGCAGGTGGTATCACTTGACGGTGTCTTGCATCGACCAGTTTGGGGTGTGGAGAGGCTACCTGCCAACCCACTGGATGCCGCTGCCGGAGCTGCCGAAGGAGGTGCAGGGATGAGCGAGCAGGAAATCAACGAGGCCATCGCTGAAGCGTGTGGAAGGGAGAGGAACCCAGACGGTGGTTGGTACCCCGACAACGGATTACGAGTCGGCACGCAGGCCATTCCAGATTATTGCGGCGACCTCAACGCTATGCACGAGGCGGAGAAGGTGCTGGATGAGACGCAGGCCGAGGATTATGAGGAACTGCTTGGGGAGTATGGGTTTCATTCAACCGCCCGCCAACGCGCAGAGGCGTTTCTGATGACGCTGGGGAAGTGGGAACCAGTAGTAAAGGAATGCTTTACAACTGACGGAGACCATTTGGGTGACGTCAACAAAATGGTCGGGGAGGTGCAGCCGTGAGCACGTTGAAGAACTGGCTCGAAGAGCATGGGGCTTGTGAAGACGGCTCAAGGTGGGCACTGCGTACAGGCTGCGAGACAATTGAAGAGATTTGGCTCCGCGATGACCTAAAACCAGTGTGGCGCATCTGGATTGCGACTCGCAATGGCATGGTGTCAGACCGTGTTCTTCGGAAGTTTGCGTGCGCTTGCGTCCGGCAAGTCTGGCATCTGCTCACTGACGAACGTAGTCGAAACGCCGTTGAGGTTGCGGAGAGGTTTGCTGACGGGAATGCGACCAAGGAGGAGTTAAAGCAAGCGAAACATGCAGCTTGGGCCGCAGCTTGGAACGTAGCTTCTGACGCAGCTTGGGCCGCAGCTTCTGACGCAGCTTGGGCCGCAGCTTGTGCCGCAGCTTGCGCCGCAGCTTCTGACGCAGCCAGAGAAGCGCAAGCGAAGATTCTGCTGGAGCTTCAGCCAAGATTGGAGGTGCAGCCGTGAGCGACTCATGCACATCGTGCGGCGTCTTGTGGCGGGAGCACCCAAG